GACCGACGACGCATTGATGCGTTGTGCAAAGCGATGTGCCCAACGGGCACGGTCGCCGTGGTCGTCTACGTGGAAACCGTAGGTTTCACGGATGGCGTTCACCTGTTTAGCAGCGTAGACGACGCGGAGCGTTGGATGCTGCAAGAGATTCGGCAGCATGGCGGCGAGCAGTCGCATTTGACGCTGGACGAGTTTCAGAAGCGGCTCAAGCCGAACGAGGATTTTTGGATCGTTGACGTTCACGATAGGCGTCGGTAGGTCCGTGGAACAAGTTATTAACCTGCGCGGCGCAGGTTATGCAAAACATCCGAGGGCGTCGGTGCGTCTTGAAACGGGACGCAAAACGCTGGTGAGCACTAGAGCCGCGAGTCTTCATAATCGCAATCGGTGCAGCAGGGAGGCCGCATCTCAGAGGAAGGGCCGTCCCTGCAATTTTTTAACGCAACAGGAATCTTTTAAGGTCAGCACGATGCCGCGAATTAGGACGATCAAACCAGAGTTCTTCAGCCACGAGGATCTAGCTCAGAAGTCAGCTCATGCTCGTTTGCTTGCCATCGGACTTCTGACTCTTGCCGATTGCGAAGGTCGGCTTCGATGGGTGCCTATGCAGGTTCATTCACAAGTCTTTCCCTGGGAAGCAGAGGTGAAAATCGAGGTGCTTCTCGGTGAACTAATCGAGTGCAACTATGTCGTTCACTATGAAGTTGACGGGAAGCGATACGTTGAAATCTGCAATTTCAAGAAGCATCAACGACTCTCAGGAAAGGAAGCTAGTTTCGATTCCCGATTGCCACCTCCACCGAAAAAGCCAACGAAAACATTGGTAGAAACAGGTGAAGCAACGGGGAAGCATTCGGGTGCTTCACCGGGAAGCAGCGAGAAGCCCTTAGGAACAGGGGAACAGGGGAACAGGGGAACAGAGGAAAAGAGAGAGAGAGAAGACGCAGGAAAAGAGTTTTCGAAATCTTGGACTCGGTGGAAAATGCACTCTCTGGACAAAGGCAAATCGATCAACGGGATCTCTGAGGAAACGCAATTGATGCAATTGGCTCAGGCTTACCCAGACGTTGACGATCGGATCGCGGCTATCGAATACGCAATCGGAAAGAATTGGGCAAACATCAACCTGGGTGGAGATCACAATCGGCCACCACCAGAGACGAGATCGAACGGACGCAGGCAGAAAACAACTTTTGAGGAGGTGGGATTGTGACGATCGAAGAAGCGAACAGTTTTCTACGGGAAGCGTTTATTGCTTTTCCTGGGGTGCTTCAATGGGTTAAAGATAACTCACCAGATCCGAAGCAGACGTTGCAGCTTTGGGCAAAGAACCTTGAACGGATCTCAACAGCAGAAGCTATCAGTGTGCTAAACCGATGGAACGCAAACGATATACCGCCACCGTCAGGCTATCAGCGTGAGCTGTTTATCAACCATGTGATTGCGGTCGTGCAGAAAGATCGATCGAAGAACTATGCAGCTCGCCACCGCCTCGAGGTGTTCGAACAGTTGAACCTAAAGCAGCCGAAGGGGAACTACAACGCTGTGTGTGGTCCGTTTATGAAAGATGTGCTGGGACTCAAAGCAAGTTATGATTTAGGACAGATCAGCTACGAAGAACTTACGAAGCAGGTCGAGGAACGAAAGCAACAAGCACTGGAGTCGTTTAAGTGATAGTCGGAATAGATCCAGGTCCAGTAGAGCAATCTTGCGTACTGTTCGACTCTGTGGAAAAGCGAGTGGTATCAGTTGGCACGTTCAAGCCGGAGGATTTGCCAGATGCGTTATGGAAACACAAGGTTGCTATTGAGTGGATTGAGTCTTTCGGTATGGCAGTGGGTCAAGAAGTGTTCAGGACGGTGTTTCAGATTGGACGCATGCAACAGCAACTGGGAGTCGTTCGTCTGATTCCAAGGCGAGATGTCAAGCTAACACTATGCGGTTCAGCACGAGCAAAGGACACCAACATTCGACAAGCGTTGATAGACGCACTGGGAGAGGTCGGAACAAAGAAGAACCCAGGTCCGCTTTACGGAGTTTCTGGGCACTACTGGGCAGCGTTAGGTGTGGCGTATACGGCTAGTCAGTTCGAGAAGACGGATCACGAAGCGTTTTTTCACAATGAGACACCGGAAGTACCATGAACAACATTTTTCGCGAACTTCGTCTAAAACAACACGACGAAGACTTTGAACCACGCAACGAATGCGAGCCGACTGGCGCTCGGCCAGGTAGTCTTGAAAAGCTATTCGTAATCACGGAACGTGTTCGATTAGGCCAACCGCTGTGGCACAAGTACGACGAGTGCGTGTTGGCAACCATAAGCGAAGAGTTTGAAAAAGCGACGTTTATCAATAAGGTGTTTCGGGAAAAGCGGCAGCAACGCATGGCACGGAGAAGGAACGGCGGATGAGCGAGTTACGAAACTGCGAGTTTTGTGGTAGAGACACAAAAAACAAAAGTGGTGCTTGTCGGCACTGTATGTGTGGGGTCCAATGAAAACCTGGACCTGTAACAGCTTCAAAGGGTATTTTTCGGGCGAGACGGCCTTGGTCGTCACCGCGGACGATGTCAAGCTGGCAATCACTATGATCGAAACCCAGCTGATCCAATTGGGACTACAGCAAACGATCAAACCGTAGGTGACTCATGGATGATTTGAAACTGATCGACAAAAAGGCATTGGCAAAAATCGTTGATAGGTCTGTTAGAACCATTGAGCGATGGAAGCGAGCTGGCAAACTTCCTCCAACGAATCCAGTTCTTACCAGGCCGACTTGGACGATGTCACAAATTGTAGTATGGCTGCGACATAGTGCGACAAATAGCGACACGGTGGCAGATAGCGACTAGCTAGTGTCATCGATACATGCATGATTGAAAGCGGATTATCTTTCCCGATTCCGCTGGAGTATTGGCATGTACGATTTCGAAGCACGGTTGCCAGTCAATCATGTGTTGCAGTTGGTGAAGAATCTTCGCTCTGGAGATTTCGATCGCGGTGACAATCTTTTGCTGGTTGGTGCTATCTCGGGTGAGATCGGAGCACTTCTGAAAACTGGTTTTGTTATCTCGCTAGGTGCGGAAGACGAGTTGCCGTCTACGATCAGCGGATGCATTCATGCACTCGATGCAATTACATCCGAAGATCCGCAAGCGACAGCAATCGATCCTTCGCTGTTGATTCCGATTGTTCTGAAGCTGATTGAGCTTTGGTTAGCTCGTCGAGGTGGCTAGTGGATTACACGATCCCACCTGACACAATCTACAATAATGATCTCTATGCTATGGCTCCCAGGCTATGGCACTGGCCGTCTGAACTTGCGGAAAAAGTCAAGTCGATTGCAACTGGAAAAGGAATCAAGGTTGCGATCGGTGATACTGGCTACACAAAGCACGTAGACGGTCCTGAACCGATTGCGTCGAAGTCGTTCATCTCTGGTCAGTCTGCACTTCGCGACGGTAACGGACACGGAACTCATTGTGCAGGAACGGCATTGGGACGCAACGGAATCGGCCTGGCTCCTGATGCTGATCTGATTGTGTTCAAGTGCTTGAGCGATCAAGGAAGTGGGTCATCGGTTGGTATCGCTAACGGTATCCGATGGGCAACTGACGAAGGTGCCGACATCATCAGCCTTTCTCTGGGTGGTGGTGGATCTGACGTTGAAACGAACCGAGCTATCGATTACGCGTTTTCGAAAGGTTGCATTGTCAATGCTGCAGCAGGTAACGCTGGCTACAACGGTGCGAATACGATCGGGTGGCCTGGAAAATACGAAGGTTGCATCTGCTGTGGTGCGTACCAAGCAAGCGGACAGATAGCAAACTTTTCTAGCGGTGGACGAGAGATTGATTGGGCTTGTCCAGGTCAAGATATTATCTCTTTTTCAAAGAACGGAAGTGGCTACACATCGATGAGCGGAACATCGATGGCGACTCCGTTTGGTTCGGGTCTTTTGGCGTGCATCGTCGAAGTCATGCGGCGGCAAGGTAAGCCGCAATGGACGGCAGCGAAGAGCGTCAATGAGTTTTTCAAAATGAATTTGAAAGACGCTGGTGCACCAGGTTTCGATCCTAGATTTGGTCACGGTATTCCTGTCGCTGACTCACTTTTGCAATCTCTTCTAAGGTCGGAATTGGTGCTGGCATGAGAACAATCGCAGCATGGTTGCTATTGTCGGTCGCATGTTTCGCACAAGTCGAAGCGATCATCGACGCGCCAAGCAAAGCATTGCCTGGCGAGCTGGTGGTGCTTAATTCGTCGAAGTCGAAAGGGGACAATCACAAGTGGATTACTCCTGAAGGAATCTCGACAGCGCAAGCCGGATGCACAGCAATAGACTCGCAGATTTTTTTTGCGACTCCTCGTCCTGGTAACTACACGTTTATTCTGATTGTTTCGGACAAGACGGCAGCGATTGATTACGCAAAGCATACGGTGGTGATCGGTGATTCTATTTTGCCTAGGCCAGATCCTGATGTGCCTCCAAGTAATCCAGGTGAGTTTGCGAAATTGTTGGAGCTTAGTCGAGTTAATAGTCTAAGCCTTAACGACCCATCCACGCGAGCAGCATTGGCGACTTCTCTAAAGAAGATTGTGTCTGACATGCGAGCGATGTGCGACAAAAACGAATGTCCAACGCTGCAAGGTGCTCAATCGGCATTTGTTCATTCGATTGAATCGGTACTTTTGGCTCGTCCTAGAGGTTCGTCGAGAGATGCAAACTGGGAAGAAGTGTGGCGGATACCTAACGCGAAGTGGATTAACGATGCGAAGCTGCAAACGGTAGCGAAATACCTGGACGCATGCGACGCGATAACGAAAGGATTGCAGTAATGCTGAAAATCATCAACACGCTAATTGCTTTGGTTGTACTTAGTACGATTAGCTACTCACAGGAGATCGAATGCCAGAACGGACGCTGTGACGTGGTTCGTAAAGTCGCATCGGTTGCGGTGGCTCCTGTTGTTGCTGGATTGCAAATCGTGCGTGACGAGTCACAAATTATTTTGTGCAAAGCAAACGAGTCAAAACGATGTGTTGTATCGAAAGCTCGTGGTTTCTTCTCACGACTCAAATGCAGATAGATCCGTGCTATCCATGACGCAGGAACAAGTTGGTTTGACGGGCTGGGTGATGGCAAGTGTTGCGACGATCATTGCATCGCTAGCGTCTGCTGTTGCGTTTCTGTTTAAGTTGCGTGAAAACGAAAACGCAAAGAATATTCAGGAACTGAAGTCAGATTTGCAAAACTCGGCTAAACGTTCGGAGCAGTGTGAGCAAGATAGGGCCGAGCTTTATACGAAGTGTGCAGTGCTGGAAGCAAAGATGGAGACGTTGGAATCTAAAGTTTCGAAAATTGACGTTACTGGTACGAAGTACTCACACAGGAACGAAACGAAGTGACGTACACAGCGACAACCATGGTGAACGCTGACGGATCGATCAATGGACCGATCGTTATCGCAGACGATTACCTCCATCCAAGCCGTTCGTTTCAGTGGACGATACCAGCGATCAGCGGATTCTCTATTGGTGGTTGTACGTGTTATTTCGGTGGTGTCTACAAAGACAGTGCGTTCCTAGTGCAAGGGTCTGTGATCGATGCGACGGGTGGCAATTGGTATCTTCGATTCGAACTTTATCAAGCTGACACGATTGAACTGGAGCCAGGCCGTTATCGATACTCTGTCGAAGTCCGTCATCTAAACCGTGAGACAACGAGAGTTCTTTCCGATTGTTCTGTTCAGTTCGTGACGAAGCCGACTGCAGATGGTGAGTTTATCTATTCGGTGATCGATGGTGGATTTCCTGAGTCTGTAATGACTGGAGATACCTACGACGGAGGCACACCGTGAACGACAAGATAAAGCTAAAGCGTGGGACGACAAGTCAATGGGCTGCTGCAAATCCTATTTTGCTGCAAGGTGAAGCTGGTATCGATACCACTGAAAACCGGGTCAAGTACGGAGACGGATCGACAGCTTGGAGCGGGTTGGCTTTTTCCAGTCCTAAGATCACAGTTGGCACAGCGGCACCATCGGGCGGTAACGATGGTGATATCTATTTACAGTACACTCCATAAAAGGATAAAGACGAATGGCTATTCAATTTAATGTGGCTACGAGAAACGCAAGGCTTGACACAATCGAATCGACGAACGGTACATCCTGTTCGCTGGAGATTCGTTCGGGTTCTGTTCCTGCAAACTGTGCAGCAACACGGACTGGAACAGTGCTTGCGACTATTAACTTACCATCCGATTGGATGGCAGCTGCGGGTACACCAACGGCTGGAGCGAAAACAATTTCTGGAACATGGCAAGATTTGTCTGCCGATGCTACTGGTACGGCAGGTCATTTCTGCGTCTACAACTCGCAATCGACAAAGGACGGAACAACCTGTTTTATCCAGGGAACAGTTACAGCAACTAGCGGCGGTGGTGACATGGAAGTTTCTTCGACTTCATTCACCGCAGGTCAATCGTTCACGGTCAATACGTTTACCTTGACAGACGGCAACGCTTAACCATGGACATGGCAGCTATTAAAACAGAGATTGCCAAGCCTGAGTATGACGGCCTAAACGATGCTGCTATTGCCGATTTGTTAAACGCAAAAACGGTTACTCGTAGTCGTTTAGTCCCAACTTGGGAAGTGAAAAAGCACGCAATCGAAAACCAGTATTGGTCTGCCATCGTCATGGCTACCGAGCCAGGAAACCCGCTTGCGATACCTGCCGAAAGTCTTGTCACTGTTCGAGGATTGGCGATTGCGGCAAGAGATTGGATCGACGATACGTCTGGCAAGATACTGACAATCGATTTTGCTTTAGCTTCGGTGCAAACGCTTGTCGGTGGTTTAGTGCTGACTGGATTGATGACGCAAGCACAAGCAACATCATTAGCGGCACTTGGAACGGAAACGGTTTCGTTTGTTTCGACTGTTGGTGCGGTGAAAATTGGTCCTCATCACGTAGGAGAGGCACGCAATGCCCAGTAAAGTTTATAGAGCGGTCGAGACTCCAGTCGTCTTTCGCGATAGCGGTGGTGATGTGGTTATCACGCTGAACAACCTAGGCTTTGGTGCTGGTCGCGTGTCGGCTCGTTATGATCGAGGTTCAGGTAGCCAAGCAGAACCGCATGAAGTGATTGGAGTCTTTCAGTTTGAAACAGCACCAGCACTTGGTGAAGCTGTCGAGTTGTATTTGTTCCAGTCCGATGGAACCTACATGGACGGAACACTAGGCACGTCAGACGCTGCACTAACAGCGGACAAGAGACGCAACGGAATACTCATCGGTGCTGTGATTGTAGACACGACATCGACAGCCACGGATATAGTCGCACGGTTTCAGAACGTACCAATCACTAGTCGATACTATTCCATCGGTGTCTGGAACGCTTCGGCAGGTGACAACTTAGAGAACACCGCGAACGCTTCTAGAGTCATCGTAACTCCAATGCCACCAGAGGCTCAATAACATGCTGCTGACATCCACCAGCGATAAAATCCGATTGGTCACTTCCGTGGCTGGTGATGTTCGCGTGCAAGCTAGCTACGTGGACCTCTCTGGTAGTACGGTTACACCGGGACGGCTTAACAGTTCTATCAGCACAGCTACGACGACCGATATAGTCGCAAGTCCTGCGAGTAGCACGCAACGAAAAATAAAGTACGTCTCCATTTGGAACGACTCTAGCAGTTCAGCCAATTCGGTTACAGTGCAACACACTGACGGGACGACAGTCGTCGATATTTACGTCGTCAGTCTGCCAAGCCAATCAGGATTGACCTACGTCGATGGGCAAGGCTGGACTGTAATCGGCAATTCTAGACCGACAAACATTCAAACCTTTTCCGCAAGTGGCACATGGAACAAGCCGACCAGCTTCAACCCGGGCGTTGTTATGGTTCGCGTCTGGGGTGCAGGTGGCGGTGGCGGTGGGGGTTCGTCTCTGGCAACTGCGACCGTTACCAAAGGTGGCGGGGGAGGCGGCGGTGGTTGCTTTGTCGAGCGGATTTTCTTGGCCTCGGACCTTGCCAATGACGTATCGGTGACCATCGGTGCAGGCGGCTCGGCGGGCACGGGTGCAGCGGCTGGTGGATCGGGTGGCGATGGTGGCGTCGGCGGCAACACGACATTCGGCTCACTGCTGACCGGCTATGGCGGCGGCGGCGGAAGAGGCGGGCAAAACTCTGCGCTTGCAACTGGCGGCGGGGGTGGTGGCGGCGGGCACTCTGCCGGTCAAACAGCCACCGCAGCGGTGGGCGGCAACGGGGGGCAGCCAATTTCGTCCGGGCCGGGTTTTGACATTCAAGGCATCACGGGGGCGGTTGGCGCGGGTAATAGTTATTACGGTCACTTCGGCGGGGGCGGCGGTGGCGGCTCGACAAATGCTGCCGCTTCAACCTCTGGCGGCGGGTCGCTTTTTGGCGGCGGTGGCGGCGGCTCGGGCGGTGGAACAAGCGCAGTTCCTGCGGCAACCAGCCCGACGACCGGCGGCGGTTTTAGCTCGTCTGTTGGCGGCGGGGGCGCGGCGGGCGTCTCAGCGGGCACGAGCGGCCCGGCACCTCTGCCCGGCGATGCGGGCGGGGCCACCAACGGCACAACGGGCGGCGCGGGCGGCGGCGGTGGTGGCTCGACTGTGCAGGCAAACGCGAGTGGGGCAGCGGGCGGCGCGGGCGGGCTTGGTGGCGGCGGTGGCGGTGGTGGTGGTCGCGGTAGCAACCCGGGTCTTGGTGGTGCTGGCGGCATTGGTGGCGCTGGATACTGTGTCGTAATCTCTTGGTAACAAAAAATGTACCTAACGTCAACCAGCGACAAAATCAGAGTCACAACAAGTTCATCGAACAGCGTCCTAGTTCACGCTTCCTATGTGGACCTGTCCGGTAGTACGGTTACACCTGACAGGCTCAACACGAGCATAGCAGCGGCAACCACAACTGACGTAGTGGGCAGCCCTAGTGGGAGCGATAGCCGAGTCGTAAAGTTTCTATCGGTATGGAACGACCACAATTCAGCGGCTCAGACAATTACAGTGCTGCATACGGATGGAACAACGACGGCGGATTTGTGGAGCGGTAGCATTCCTGCCCAGTCAGGATTGATTTTCGACGAAGCAAGCGGGTGGAAGGTGTCATCTCCGTTCCCTTCGGCAGACATTCAGACTTTTAATGCCCCGGGTGGAACGTGGACCAAGCCGACCGGTCCTCGCACCGGGCTGACCCTTATCCGGCTGTGGGGCGGTGGAGGCGGCGGCGGAGGCGGCGCGTCTCTGGCAACTGCCGTTGTCGCTAAAGGTGGATCGGGCGGCGGCGGGGGGTTGTGCGCCAGTCAGGTTTTTCCGACCGATTCCCTGCCTGAAAAATTGGCTGTCGTGATCGGATTGGGCGGGCTTGGCGGTGGTGGTGGCACGGCTGGCGCAGCGGGCTTGGCTCCGCTTTCGGGATCTGCGTCCTATGCGCGAGCTACGACCTACACGCTGTTGTTTGCCTATGGCGGGGCTGCGGGGACTGGCGGTGCGATCAGTGCCGTGACTTCCAACGGCGGCACCGGGGCGGGCACTCATGGCGTCAGCGTTGGGTCAGCAAGCACTGCGGCAGCATCGGGGCAGCAAACAAACGGCAGCAATTCGACTGCGTTTGGCCCTGCTTGGGAAGGCGGCGGTGGCGGTGGCGGGTCCAGCAACAGCGCAACCGTGCCTCTCGTAACTGCGGGTAGCACTGCCCGGTGGGGTGGCGGCGGTGGCGGCTCTGGCGGGTGTCACAGCAGCACCCCCACCACCATCGATGCATCGGCAGGCGGCGGCACAGGCAACAGCGTTGGCGCTACGGCGGGCGGGCTTGGCGGTGCAGCGGGCACGAGCGGTGCATCGCCTACGGCAGGCGCAAACGGCATTGACACTACCGGCATCGTAGGCGGCACAGGCGGAGGTGGTGGCGGAACGACTGTCACGGCATCTACTGCGGGCGCGGCTGGCGGCAACGGGGGCAAAGGTGGCGGCGGTGGTGGTGGTGGCGGTGTCGGCATGAACCCCGGCGTCGGTGGCCGGGGTGGCAACGGAGGCAACGGCTATGGGATCATAATATCATGGTGACACGTTGGGCGTTACTGACAGCATCAGGTCAAGTCTTTAACGTGTGTGTTTGGGATGGGGTCGAGGCTTGGACTGCGCCGGTCCATCTCACTGTTATTGTGTGTCCCGATTACGCTGGCCCTGGTTGGCAATACGTCGATTCGGAGTGGTCTCTGATTCCTCCTCCTGTTGAAGAAGGCGGGGGCGACTAAAATGGCGCGGATCGGTGCGTTTGATCGACATCTAGAACCGTTAGCATGGTGGGAAGCAGAACTGATTCCTGCGGGCTGGTACGTCGATGAATTGCTCGTCGAGCCAGTAGCTGGTGTAACAGGTACGCTGACCGCGACGCTTGGTAGTGCAACCCTGTCGGCAACTGGCACCGGACCTAGCACTTCATCCGCAATTGTTATCCCAAGCTCGAACAACCCGAGTTACAAAGCAGGTTTCTATTCGCCTCGTCGTGGTGGGACACCGAAGTATCCAAGTTTATGGGACGGTTGCGTGGGTGCTTGGGCACCGTCTTTGGGTGCTACTGGTGGGAGACTGTTCGATCATTCTGTTTACGGCAATCACGGCACGCTGACAAGCATGGAGGTTGCCAGCGATTGGGTTGCGTCTAATGGTAAGACAGCGTTAGATTTCGCAACCGACGATTACATCGATATACCGATGGGAGATACCAACGTACTAGGGCTAATAACTCTATGCGTGTGGGTTAATCTAAGAAGCACATCTTTAGTGCATTTTTTCGGTAAACATGCTGGAGGAGGAGCGTCACAAAACCCGTTTGATTTCCGTACTGCATCTGGTGGTTCGCTGCAATTCGTAATGGCAAATGCAAATGTTGTTGGGTACAACGGGCCTAACATCGGTACTGGTTCGTGGGTTCACGTTGCGGTTACTTCTACAGGTTCTTTGAGCGAACCGCCTGTTTTCTGGCTCAATGGTAAGTCTACCGTAGGTACGTATTTGTTTGGTATTCAAACTGGGGTCGTAACAGGTTCTAACTCTAATTTGCGCCTCGGTAGGCGTGATGATGGAGCAGTACAGCTCGATGGATTAGCCGATGATTATAGAGTTTATAATCGAATTTTATCGCGCAATGAAATTGTGGCGTTGGCGTCTCGTCGCGGTATAGCATTCGAGCGTGCAAGTAGGAAGTTAGCTATATCTTCTGCTCCTGCTCCTACTGGTTCGGTATCGAGCACGTTAGCCAACGCCACCCTTTCATCGTCGGGCACATTGGCAGCCGGGTTGTCTGGTTCGCTGTCGGCAGTGCTAGCCGATGTTAGTTTGTCTTCAACAGGTACGCTTGCCGCTGGTGCGTCAGGTACGGTAACACGCACGTTAGATGCGGCCACTTTAGTATCTAGTGGCACGGTCGGAAGTGGAGTAACGGCAACAGTATCGGTTACACTAGCAGCGGCAACGCTGTCGGCTTCTGGTACGCTTGCGGCTGGCTTAACTGGTAGCACGAATAGCACAGTCGCAAACGCAACGCTATCGTCTTCCGGCACTGTCGCTGCGGGTGCATCAGGTACGGTAACGCGTACACTCGACAACGCAACTTTGTCCTCGACAGGTGGTGCGGCTGGTTCCGTAACTGGTTCGGTATCGTCAACACTAGCGGCTGTTACGTGCTCAGCAACTGGAACGCTTGCGGCTGGGCTAAGTGGTAGCGTCACAAGGACACTCGATGACGTTGTTTCGTCGGCAACTGGCACATTAGCTGCCGGTGCATCAGGTAGCGTAACACGAACACTCGCAAATGCCACGCTATCGTCCACTGGTTCTTTCAGTGCTGGCTTAACAGCGTCAGTCAACCGAGCACTCGACTCGTGCGTTGTATCGTCAACTGGTACAGTTGCAAACGGTGCTACTGGTTTGTTATCAGTTCAGCTTGCATCTGCAACTTTGCAGAGTGGCAATGTTGCTCTAGGTGGCTTCCGGCTGAATGTTGCTGGTGAGTGGAAAGATGCAATGGCATTTGTGAAAGTAACTGGCACTTGGAAGAGTGCAACACCGTTCGTTAAGGTTGGAGGTGTTTGGGAATGAGATTTATAAAGTACGACAGCTTGGCTGAGTATACGAGTCGGACAATTGCAACATTCTTAGGCAACACTAACGTAAACCAAATTTGTTACGAACTACCTACCACAGACTCGCTAATATGGTATGAAAACCGCGATGGGTGGCACGCGAACTACGGAGGGGCATTTGAAAACACAATCCAGACTAGTAACAACGAAACTGCGTGGGGAATAAACCTGAATGAATCGTATGCAAATGGTATCGTAATCAGCAACTCGTCTACAGCAAAAGGGCCGGACGAAGATTACGGATCGAATACAAGGATTCCAGACAATGGAAAAATATGGTGGTATCTAATCCGAGAACTTTGGAAATCTGGAGTGATACAGTTTTTCCCTGAGCACGCAGACTACGATTCGCTGGACTGGTTTAAACTGAACCAACCTTACGTTTTAACAACACAGGGTTCGTCAGGTAGCGAAGCAAACGAAGTAGATCGATGCAGGAAAATAGTATCAGCACTCAAACCGGAAGTTCGACGATGGCTAATTGACAAAAAGCGTGTTGGTGATGTTGTTTCGTACTTGCTTCGGTCTAATCAATACTCTGGTTATTTAGATCCTTTATCCCATAGAGTCGTTGTCGATACCAGCGATGCAACACAAGAAGACATTAATCTAGCAGCGTCTATCACACTCGACACGATTCCACCATCGCTAAAAATCAATGTTATTAGCGACAGCTTGCAAGGAAACGACACGCAAGAAATATGGGATTCGCACACAGTACGAACTGATGAGGTAGTTGGTTTTATCCGAAGGACGAATGCACAGATTCGTACTATTGTTGTCGAGCTGGAAGCAAATAAGCTATGCCAACTTCATTGGATTAAATCGCAAGGCGTTTCGGCTATTACTTACGATAACCCTGAGAAAACAAGAGCGACGATCACTATCCCGTTGCAAGGTAACTTTGATGTTGCCAAGCCTGATGGGTCCATAATCGAATCCAACCGAGTAGAGTTGATCGCAGTGGCTCACGACGGAACCCATTATTCTAGTCCGGTTTTTGTTACTGAGTATTTTCCACCCGAAACAAGAGTAGAGAGAAAACGAATGAACGAAATCATAATACATGCTGATAACTCGTTTCGATTGCGTGTAAACGAAAACCAGATAGCAATGGGAGACGACTGGAAAAATCGTTATGCGACTCCTTTCTCCCAGTGGAAAGAATCAAACACGATCGAAGTGGAAGTGATCAACGCTGGTGGTCCTGGTGGGATGCTGGGTGCTGTATATGTTGGCGATGTGTTGCATGTGACAGATGCAAGCTGGCAGGCTAGCTTAGATCGAGTCAATTGGGTTGCTCCCTCTGTGATGAGTCACGCGGGTAGTCCTTGGGATCGGGAGCGTCTGGTGTTACCTGCTGCGTGGGGAAATGCTGCCTGGCTATGGCATCCGCAAGCTACCGAGAATTCAACTGTTTACTTCCGAAAAACAATAGGTGCTGTTTTACCAGAACCAGTACCTACACCAGAGCCGCAACCAGTTGTTGGTGACTTTGAACGACGCATCGCAGCACTTGAATCGACAATTTCAAAACTAAAAGACGCATTTAGGTAAAAACATGCCAGTGAAAGACACGATTCAATCAAGACGAGGTAGCTCCGCACAATGGAGTGCGGCTAATCCGATACTTGCGGACGGTGAGATCGGCTACGACAGTACTACGAAGCAGATGAAGGTCGGGGATGGGGTGACGGCTTGGAATGCGTTGGGGTATTCTACGCCGGTGGTATCTAGCGTTGCGTATACGTCTCAGACGCTTACCGATGGGCAAAAACAGCAAGCAAGAATCAATATAGGTTGGATAGACATTTCACTTGATGGTGGTAATGCTTCAAGTATTTACGACGCAATAGACGGAGGCACAGCATGACACAACGGATGCAGCAACGCAGAGACTCGGCAGCAAACTGGACTTCGGTTAATCCGGTTCTTGCTTCCGGCGAGATTGGTATTGAAACAAACTCGACGCCGAGGCGGTTTAAGATTGGTAATGGTGTGACGGCTTGGAGTTCTCTACCGTACAGCGACAACACTTCCGAAGAAAACACAAATCCTATCGTGATTCTTTTTCACGGGGACAGCAACATGCACGGAATGCCGCTAGACACCTCAGCCCAAGCGTGGGAAATCTTATCAAGATCAGATTTGAAGATTTTAAACAACTCTAGTTTAGTTTTTCAGGATTTGGATATTGGTTCAAATAATGATGCTTCCTCTGTCGGACGACATGGGGCAGAATTGCAACTTGCAAACTGCTGTAGATTAGGTGATTTGACTGGCACGGTTTACTGTGCAAAGGTTGCTGTGTCTGGTTCTAGAATTGCTGAATGGTCTGTTGGAAATGCAACAGGATATTGGACTAATTTCCTAGCACGTATTGCCGCAATAGAATCACAACTAGGAACTACTAACATACGATGGATTGTATGGAACTCTTCGGGCATCAACGAAGCCCGCGATAACATGACTGCGGCAAATTACAAATCGGCGTTAATAGCTCACTTTGCAAAATTGCGCAATCGACTTGGAGCAACAACCCCTATTTTGCATTTAAACATCCCAACAGGGTTCGCAGAATACAACGCGGCCTACGCGACCAAGATCACAGAGATAGCATCGGAATATGCTGACACCTACGCTATTTCGATCATTAACATTGCTGTAGAATCGGACAACATCCATTATACCTATCAAGGACTCAAGAACCTGACAGAAAGACTTGTTGATAAAACTCAAGAAGTTCTAGGATATCGATCACAGGAGAAAAAAGCGGTAACATTTTCACAGCTAATAAGTGCTACAGTGGATGGACAGGGGATACGTTCGTCTGGCGCATCTATTTCTGGAGGAATATCTAATAGAGCTTTTTCAAATGATATCGCGTGGTCTGTAATTGCGAACTTTGAGGGAGGGACTGGCAGTCCTGTGTTAGTTGCAATAGATAACATCGAAACAGACAATCTTACTTGGAACGATCATAACTATTTGGCAAGTTTTGTTTGGGTAAGCGGAACAGCCTACTACGGCACATCATCCGCATACATCACAGCCGCAACTGGCTTTACTTTCCCTTCCAAGGTTAAGTTCGAAAAGTCTGCAAATGACATAAGAATAAGCAGCACAACTGACGGTGGTTTAACATGGACAGTGAGACACACAATATCTTCAGCACTGACAAACGTCACTGCTCTTTGGATTAAGGTTGTTTTTCAAGGTTCATCGGTAGGAAATAGGATTAAAGTGAATTTATACCAATGACAGTATCCCCCCATACCAAAAGGTACTTCCATGCATCAATAAATACCATTCGCGACCGAAGGCCTCGAAAACTAAACACACAGTCCGTCAAATAGATTGAAAAATCATGGGGGTCAGGGGGGATTTGCAGCTTTTGGAGATGGCCGTGCGGCGAAGATTCAACATCGATACGGAAAAGGCTGCAAGAGAAATCAATGAGTTGATGAGCGATCCGGATCCTAGAGTTCAATTAAGAGCTTTGGGTATTGCAGCGTTAATGGAGTCGATGAACCAAAAGGACGAACACAAGGTTATAGATGGTCAGCTTACAGCCAGAGACAGTGAGTTATCTCGCATCGCTTCCGACCTTGGAATTGACCCGCGTCTTATCGTTGATGGATCAGCAAAAACAGATAGCGGCGTTGGTAGCGTTGAGGGATGTACCGTCAAGGCAGCAAAGTGAATCTAGTCGAGACATCGAACGCAAGCGCGAAGCACGCAGCGAGTCTGCACGCGTAATCATTCCAGAGATTGCGGACATCGTTCGTCGTGAAAAGTGCTTGGCGGATCCAGAACGGTTCCTTCGAACTTACTTCAGTTCAATCTTTTACAATCCGTTTGCGACGCATCACCTTGCGATGATCGACGCGATTTACGAACGCTGTTTCAGTGGTGGAGATAAAGCGGTAGCAGCACCTAGAGGTGACGGTAAGAGTCAAGTAACGATCGGGATGGTAGCCTATGCGCTTGTTGCAACTCCAATCCGGTTCCCAGTCTTCATCGCACAGACAACCAAAAAAGCATCGAAGCTGTTTAAGCAATGCAAGACCAAGTTCAGTAACGAACGCAAGTTCCCTGAGTTCTTTGCAGACTTTCCAGAGATAACAGCTTGCGTTAAAGCACTAGACGGTGCACCACAGCGTGCAGCGAAGCAACACGTTGACGGACACAAGACCGACATCATCTGGAGTCAAGAAAAGATCCGTCTTCCGTATGTTCCTAGTTCTCCGTTCGGTGGAAAGCTATGCGTTTACTTTGGGCTCGATGCAGCAATCCGAGGTGAAGGCGACGACGAGGACAGGCCTGACTTAGCGATCATCGACGATCCTGAAACGAGAGACGTTGCGTTCTCCCCGACGAATCGACACGAAGATATTGAGGACATGATCGACAGCGACGTTGCGGGCTTAGCAGGTCCAAACAAACGAATCAGCCGAGTCGTTCTAACTACTATTCAGAATCGAAAATGCTATTCGTATCGAGTCACATCCAGACAGCACAAACCAACTTTTGCAGGTGATCGCTATGGCATCTTGTCAAGCTGGCCAGAACGCGAAGACTTGTGGGATGAGTACATTGCACTTCGTAAAAAGGCACAATCCGAAGGTGACAAGGACGGCAAGCTAGCTACGCAGTTCTACCGAGACAACTATGAATCTATGAACACAGGTTCTGTCGTCACGAATCCTCATAGGTTCGTTTCGGATCTAGATGAGAACGGCAACCAGCTAGAGATCGATGCACTGCAAGCGTTTTACAACAGAGTATCAGACTGGGGATTAGATCGTGTCTTGGCAGAGCTCCAAAACGAACCAGCGGAAGAGGAAGAACCGGAAGGACTCGGCCTACTACCTGGAACAGTCGCGTCTCGCATGAGCGGTTTAGCACATGCCGAAGTTCCAGCAGGCTCGCGAGTGTTCTTTGGTTGCGACGTTGGCAAGTACAAACTCGACTGGGTTAAGATCGCTTTCCACGGAAACTGCGTTGGTCACGTAATCGACTACGGAGAATGGAGCGTCATAGGCACCGACACACGTAGCAGCGACGAAGCAACCGAGATAGCCATCCTACGAGCACTCCACGAGCTAAGACGGTACGCACTAGCACAGAACAGGCCAGAGTTTGGATTCATCGACTCAGGCGATTTTACCAATGCAGTCTACGAGTTCGTCCGTCAAACAGGTGCACCATTCGTAGCTTCGAAAGGCCACGACGATGGCCGCATGAACTACAGCGGAGAAAGTTCCGAGAAGCGGAGATTCTTCGACGAGTGCAGAGCGGATTTTCAGTTAGAGCAGCGTCTGTGGTTGTACCACGTAAACGCACATAAATGGAAGTCGGAAGTTCAGCAACGCTTCGCAACGAACACATTCGACGAAGCCCACACATTCAACGACGGGAGTTTATCTGTATGGAGTACGAAAGATCCGAAAGAGCACTTGCAATACGCTCAGCAGATTTGCGCGGAGGAACGGCAGGAGGTATTTATCGAAGGGAAAGGATTACAAAAAAAATGGGTCGTGAAAAGTCGAAACAATCACAAGCTAGACGCGACAGCTCTAGCGATTTGCGCGGCAGCTTGCATGGGAATCAAGGTGATACCGAGGCAGCAACCGATACGACAGCATCAGGAATCGAAACCACGAACACCGCCACCAGCGAACCGATTCCGACAGAGACCAGGTGGATGGGTTCCGCGAAGGTAGTGGACGACCGTATAACATCTGCTATGCCAGTTCCTAGAGTAAGTTCCTTTGTAGCTCAACCTTGCTCGTGCTGCACTGCATTGCGTCCAGCCGATACGAACTACAGCCGAGTGGTATCGACGCAGGGAAGAATTCGATACTGCAAATGCACGTTTTGCGGTAACACCTGGAAAGAGCAGGGCTAGTTTACAGGCCGTGTAAACCGTGAGTTCCTTCAACGTTCTGTCCGTGCGATTCTTAATGCATGGACGCGGCCAATCTTCTTACGCAAATCGAAGCAGCGATCGAGGCACTCTTAACGGGTGGTGCTCAGTCGTATTCTATTGGCACTCGAAGCGTCACAAAGCTTGATCTGAAGTCGTTATTTGAAGAACGTCGGATGCTTCAAACAGAAGTGCAGCGTTCTTCCGGTGGTTCAGGTGCGTTCAGCCTCGCGAAGATGGGGAGACGACGATGATAGTCTCTCTCGATTATGACAACACATTTACAGCCGATCCAGTTGCATGGCGTTTCGTTGTCGCGGCACTCAACGCAAGAGGGCACGCAGTAATTTGTGTAACCGCCAGAAACGAAACTCCAACAAATAGAGAAGTCCTAAAACACGAGTTACCAAACGGTGTTCAGGTCGTTTTTGCTGGAGAGCAACCCAAAGAAGTTGCCGCCATCAAGCACGGATATCTAGTGGACGTATGGATTGACGATCGACCTGATCGTATCAAGTCTCCGGGCGTTCGAAGATCGCTTGGGCCAAGCAAGCCCAAATTGGCAGGTAGGTATCGACGATGAACCTGTTAGACAAGATCGTTGGCTACTTTTCTCCACATGCAGGTTTGCAACGTGCACAGGCACGCAAAGTACTCCGATCCTATCAAGGTGCGGAAGCAAATCGGCTAACCAACCATAAAAAGCCACGCAACCAATCAGCCGATCAAGAAATGATGGGGCCATTCGGTGCGGATGCGTTACGTGCTTGGGCTCGTGCTTTGGTTCGTGACAACGCTTACGCATGGAACGTAGTTGATACCATCGTGTCAAACGTAGTGGGTGATGGCATCACCGCACAATCGACCTATGAAACGCCGGAAGGTGAAGACGTTGAAGATGTCAACGACATCCGTGACAAAACGTTTGCGGAATGGTGCGAAGTTGCAGACATCAACGGTGAGTTGACTTTTGCTGAGATTCAGATACTCGCGCAACGGGAGATGGTCGAAGCTGGCGAAGTTCTGATTCGCAAGATTTCGACACCGAACAAGACCTACAAAGGAATTACTCGCCCGGTTCCGTTTGCTTTGGAATTGATTGAAGCAGACCGCATCTCGATGGAGCGAGACACATTCGCGACTCGAGTCAATAAAGAGAATGGCAATCGAGTTATTCGCGGTGTCGAGCTCGACGATAAAGGCAAGCCAGTTGCGTACTGGATCTATCCAGAACATCCAAACAGTCCGTACACGGTTCAGAACCAAGTACCTGAACGCATCAACGCTTCCGAGATCATTCACTTGTATCGCAAGGATCGAGTTGGACAGACTCGAGGCGTTACTTGGTTTGCTCCAGTCATGTCGTGGATGCGAGATCTGGGCGTTTACGTTGACAACGAAATACAAGCTTCTGCCGTGGCATCTTGCTTTGGTGTTGCGATTAAGTCCGACATGCCCATCGGTAGCCTTATGCCACCGAACGGCGAGGACACGACAGACACCAGCGGCAATAGCTTGGAATACCTAGAGCCCGCAATGGTCGTTCGATTGCGTCCAGGTGAGTCGGTCGAATCTATCAATCCAGGCCGTCCAAACTCAGCAAGTGAGCCGTGGATCAATCTGATGCTTCGCGGTATCTGTGCAGGCACTGGTACGAACTACGAAGCAATTGCCAAAGACTTCTCGAAGACTTCCTACAGTTCGTCGCGTTCGTCAAAGCTAGAAGATCGACCTCGATACAAACGTGGTCAGAACTACATGGTCCACCATTGTTGCTTACCAGTCTGGGACGAGTTCTGTAACGCAGCCGCACGAGAAGGACTCGATAGCTTTCCAACGTCAACCGAACTTCTTGAAGATCGTCGCAAAGTAGCACCAGTCGAATGGCAGCTACCAGAGCAAGAGTGGGTCGATCCCATGAGTGAACAACAAGCAGCAGAGTTGTCGCTGAAGTCGTTTACCGATACCGCACAAAACGTGCTTGGTGCTCGTGGATTGTCTTACCGTTCCGTCTACTACCAGGCAGCCAAAGAACGCAAGCTACGTTTGAAGCTCGGCCTGTTGACTCCTGAAGAACAGACAACACAGATGATGGCCGCACAAACTGGTGCAGCCGGTCCAGCAGACGAAGCCGCAGATATTGCAATTGAAGCAGAAGGTGGAACTGGCGAATGGATGGGGCTCAGTCGGTTGCAATGGAACCGTAACCGAAAAGCCTTGATGGACGTTCTCAACGGACTAGCAGACGGTTCGATGAGTAGGCCACTTGCTGAAGCTCAGTTAGCAATGATCGGGCTCGCACAGAAAAACATCGACGCAATTATTGCAGACGCATCGGACGGCGTTGTTGATAATCCGATTCCAGCTAATGAGGAGGTGGCAAATGTCTAAGAAAGGCAAGCTACCACCAATCAAGTCAAACGCACTTGCAATGCGTTCCGTTGCTGTTCAATCCGCAACCGCAGACGCAACCAAGCGATCCGTTCGCGTTGTTACCGCAACCGAGAATCCAATCGATCGATGGGACGACTCGCGGCAAATGGTCGTCGCTGAAGTCCTAGAAATGGACGGAATGACATTGCGTTCCGGTGCGACGCAGATACCTATCGTCGATAGTCACGACACGACAACCGTTCGCAACGTACTGGGTAGCCTTCGCAATCTAACGATCAGTGGTGACGAGTTCGGCGGTACAGCTTACTTCGCAAGCGACGACGACAGCCAAACCGCATACGGAAAGCTTCTCGAAGGTCACATCACTGACTTTTCAATCACTGCACAACCTGACGAGGTGCTAGAGCTTCGTGCGGGTCAATCTTACACGACATCGCGAGGGACTGAGGTTATCGGACCCGCGAACGTCATAACGAAATGGACTGCACTCGATGCAAGCCTAGTGGCCACTGGGGCCGATTCACGATCGACAGTGCGTCGGTCTTACACCGATTTAGAGAAAAGGAAACGAACGATGGACCCAGCGTTATTGGAGCAACTGAAAGCAATGGGACTTCCTGAAGGCATGGAAGATCCAAACCAAGTCCTAGCGTGGGTTGTTGGCAAGCTTGGTAAGCCAGCAGAAGAGATCGAATCGATGGTTGAAGAAAAGCCAGCCGAACCAGCCGAGCCAGTCGTTGAACAAATGGAAGGCGAGCCAAAAGAAGAGGCGAAGCCAGTCATCGAACAGATGAACGAAGAAGAAAAGAAACCGATGGAGGCATCTGCTCGATCGGTTGTCGAGGGACAAATCAAACGAGCTTTGGCGGACGACCAAAAGCGACGAAGTGAAATTCAAGCAACGTGCAAACTTGCAAAGGTAGAACGCGCCTTTGCTGACGAATTATGTGACGCAGGCGTTAGCGTCGAGGAAGCCAAACAAAGGATCATCCGAAAAATGGCAACAGAACCGCTAGGACGTTCGGCAGAGGGTGATTCGGTTCGAGTCACACGTTCCTCCGACGACAAGTACTTTGACGCAGCACGCGACGGATTGCTGATGCGTGCACAAACAGCTTCGCGAGTCAAGCGAACGCTACACGCTGGCAAAGCTGCAGACGGTGCGGAAGACTTCAGCCGTATGAGCTTGCTTCGTATGGCAGAAAACTTTATGCGTCGAGCCGGTGTCAACACCGATCGCGTTAGCTCTCCAGAAATCGCACGAGCAGCTATTGGAGACCCAAAGGCACTCGCACGCATGAACATTCAGCGAAGCGATCCGGCGTACCACACAACTGGAACCTTTGCGAACTTGATGCTGGACGCAGCGAACAAGACTCTTTTGGCAGGCTACGAAGAGGCTCCATACACATGGAATCTCTGGGCTCGTCAAGCGGGTTCAGTTGACGACTTCAAGGCAATCAACCGCATTCGATTCAGCGAGTCGCCAGACCTCGAACACGTTCCAGAAAACAGTTCATACCCTGAAGGTGTGATGACTGATTCTCGCGAGTCGTACAAGGTCGAGAAGTTCGGTAAGACTTTCTCCGTGACATGGGAAACTGTTGTCAACGACGACTTGGATGCAATTAGCCGAATCCCTGCGATGCATGGCAACGCAGCTCGTCGGATTCAAAACAAGAAGGTCTACGAAGTCCTAACCAGCAACCCAATTATGGGCGACGGTTTTGCATTGTTCTCGGCGTCCCACGTTTCGGGTGATAACACCCAGGGTGCAGGTGCTCCAGCGGTTGGTACGCTGAACACTGCGTTCGTCAAGATGATGTTGCAGAAGGGGCTCAACAGCCAAACGGTTCTAAGTGTCGTTCCACGATACTTGATCGTGCCTGTTGCACTGTCTGCAACCGCTTTGGAACTGTTTAGCTCGCTGAGCTACAACGCAGCCAACAACAACGAAGGTGTTAGGAACATCTACGGCCCTGGTGGAGAACGTTCGTTGACTCCAATCATCGAACCAGTACTTGACGGTTCGAGTTCCGCAGCTTGGTACTTGGCCGCAGATCCAGGACAGATCGACACGGTTGAATTGTCTTTCTTGTCCGGTGAAGAGTCTCCAGTTCTTGAGAACGAATGGGACTTTGACAAGGACTGCTACAAGTACAAGATCCGTCAAACGTTCGGCGTCAAAGCCATCGATTGGCGAGGTCTGTTGCGAGCTGGCGTCTAGTCGCTGACTTGATCCAAAACAGTTTGCCGGTTCTGTCAAAACCGGCTTTTTGCAGTACGCAACGTAGCGGAATGCGACGACCGTTGTTTCAAAATGAAAGATAAAACAAATGGCTGGTATTCAAGATTTTCAAGCATACGAAGACGACTTCCACGGAACTTCAGCGACGTTTCCAACGTCCGCAGATCCCGCAACTCCTTGGTTGATCGTTGACACTTCATCCTCTGGTACACCGACGTACACACG